CTCTCCGCCCAAAGTGTGTACTTTTAGTTTCAAAATCGACCGCGCCGCGCTAAAAATTGTCGTTTTTTTCCGTTTTAACGACATTTCATTGTTTTTTCTGCGCGGAATTGAATACATTTGTTTTCAAGTATGCATTGACGTTTAATTGTCCGGGAATAAATGCAAACCCAGCGGCGCATTGTGGGCATGCATGGGGGCATTGTTTGCCCCGTTCTAGCGTTTAACGGGGTACGGCGGCGGGATAATCCGCGCCGGTGTAGTCAACGGGCGCGGGGTCCGTATAGTGTCGGAATATTCCCCGCCGTTCTAGCGAACCCTTGACCGCATGACATGGGGCGCATAGTGTTTGAAATAAATTAAAACGGAAAGCCCCCGGACCAAAAAGCTTCCACGGGAAAACATGGTCCACATGTTCGCCGCTATTTATAAGCCCCCGACCCATGCACGCAGCGCATAAGGGGGCGCGGGTCAATTGGGCCGTCCTAATAATTTCCCATGCGCGGGTTTTATATGCTTTATTCATGCTGCGCCGTTCGGATTGTTCGGTCCTAATGGGCGCATGCTCTAAGCAATATATAGAACCCCGGATTGTCGGGGCTTTGCAATAGTATGCGGCGCATTGTGTCGGGGGCATTGTGGGCATGGGTTACATGATAACGGCCCCGCTAAAAAATGAATACTTTTTTCCCCTAGGGTTTATATATCTAAAAAAATGTAGTTATCCACAGTTTTTTACTGTACATTTGCAAACATGCGCTGGGGGGTCCGGTGCAAAACAAGGGGAAAACATGAAAAATCGTTTCATTGGTGAATTCACTTATACATTGTCCGCTATCCGCAAAGCATATACGGGGCGCGGTTTGCGTCGTTGCCTTGCATGGGCCGGTTATACGACACCGGACAATCTGACAAGCATGTACTTAAACGGCGAACCCGCCGAATATATTTTGGCCGCATGCATTGCATGCGATACGGTAGGGGCATGAAATGAGCGAATTGCAAAACACTATTGCGGACATTCTCACCGCCGTTTTATGCGGCGCATTGCTAACTGTAGGCGCGTTGGCCTATTTTGATATTCTGATTTTTTAAGGGGCAAAACATGACAAACCAAATAAAGGGGAAAACAATGACAAACGCGCAAATTTGCGAACTATACGGGCGCAAATTAAACATGACATTGCGGGAATTGTCCGCAATAACGGGGAAAACAATTCCCGAATTAAAAAAAATACTTTTAAACAATTGAGGGTTAAAACATGACAAAACAAAACAATTTTGAATTATCCCCCGTGACGCATGCGCTGCGTGTGCATTTTGTCCCCGTTTCAAGCAATAGCAAAACCGGGCCTATTCCCGTGACATATAGCGAACGGTCAACATGTCCGCTCTCATGTCCGCATTACCGTTCGGATTGTTATGCCGAGGATTATTTTGTCCGCATGACATGGGACAAAGTCCCAATGCGCGGCGGGGATTGGGGGGACTTATTAATGCATGTTTCAAGCTTGCCCGCCGGTCAATTATGGCGCCATAATGTCGCGGGTGACTTGCCCGGCGAAAATGAAACGGTTGACCCCGTTTTATTGGGCCAATTAGTTGACGCGAACATTGGCAAACGGGGTTTCACTTACACGCATAAACATACACCGGACGCATTGCAATGGGTCAAGCATGCCAATGCATGGGGTTTTACGGTCAATTTGAGCGCGGACGATGCCGGACACGCCGACCAATTAGCGGACACGGGCGCGGGTCCTGTTGTTTGCATTGTCCCCAGCGATACCCCGGAAAAAACGCAAACCCCGGCGGGTCGACCAATTGTAATTTGTCCGGCGCAAACCCATGACGGGGTTACATGCGCGAATTGTGGACTGTGCCAACGGGTTAACCGGGCCGTGATTGTAGGTTTTCGGGCGCATGGGACCCGCGCTAAGTTAACCAATGAAACGGCGCGGCGCGTTATTCCAATTGTAAAAATTTAAGGGGCAAACAATGGCAAAAAAATATAGTGTTTTATATGGCAAAACCAAAATTTCATTTTTTCGCGGTAATCGATACATGAGAGAAAACCGCGACATTGATTCCGAACCGTTCGGAATTATTCAATTTGACGATGAATTGATAGAACGGGAATTAGTCGATAAGCTTTGCAAGGTCGTTCGGGATCATTGGAATAAAATCAATGGCGAATGCTGCAATATCAAAATTGAAACAATAGACTATGACGCATAAGGGGTAAAACATGGGATATTTTGCACAATTAGACATAGAAAACCGCGAACGGGAAATTATCGGGGTTTGCCTTGACGATACGCGAACCCCGCCGCGTTTTTTCCGTTTGTTAGACATCCCCGCGCATATGGGGGTTATATATTGTGAACCGTTAGACGATATCGGGGCCACAATTCCGATTGTAAAAATTTAAGGGGCAAACAATGACACAATGGCAAAATTTTATTGAAAACACAAAAACGCTAGAAAAAAACCCGCGGGGGTTTATATGGGAAAAATTTTGTAATGACGCGCCGATACAGTGGTATTCGACAATTGGGGTTTGCGTTGACGATACCCGGACCCCGCCGCGATTTTATGAATTTGACGGGTTTTATGATACAAAAACGGTCGACCTAGTTTTAATTGATTCTAATAACCCGCACCGCATGTATACCCGGCGCGTACCAATTGAGATTTTTTGGCCCCTAACCTAACCCGACAAACCTAAGCAAACCCGGCATTGTGTCGGGTTTTTTTGGGTTTGCTAAGTTAGTTAGTGCTCACTTCAAAACGGGTTTAAAACGGTTTTGCGGCGCATGGGGTCCAATGTCCGGACTGACAAAACGGGCGCATTGTGGGCCGTTTATGGGCGCATTATGGGCGGCGTTTATTGGGTCCCATTGTGTCGGGTTTGCCTAATTAGGCGCAAAACATGGGCGGCGCATGGCATGCATTAGGACGGCGCATGCATACCGGCGGCGCGGTACGGTTTGCGGGGCTTTTTGCCTAGGTTTTTGGCCCATTGTGGGCGCGTTTTTGGTTCGGTTTAAACATGGTCGGCGGCGCGGTTTAATCTAATGCGCGGACATTGAAACGGCGCAAAACGGGCGCGGCGGCGGCGCGGCGGACTTAAAGCAAAACACTAGAAAAACACGCTAAGTCATTGATTTTATTGGTTTTCGGCAATGTCCACAACGCCAATATGGTTTTTAAGGCGAAGCACCCCCTAGAAAACCCTATACCCCAACTACGCACTTTTAAAAAAAAAAATTTAAGACAAAAAAATGCCCAGACGGGCCGGGCAAAAAGGATTAGGTTTGGCAACCGCAAAAATCCTAGGAAAATTTTCGCACAGCTTCCTTAAATTTCTCAGAAATATTTGCAGATTTATCGCGGCTTTCTGCCAAATCAAACGCAATGATTTCATGGCTTTCACCTTTGTAGCCAGAAGCGTAAGCAGCCCTAGCAACTGCCAAAGCTTTAGCCCTAGAGTCGAATGGTCCTTTAGAACCCCAGAACCAGCCTGATTGACGCTTTACGAGTGGCATTATTTGAGGCGCTTGAGCTTGAAGATGGTGTGGCGGCATAGTTCAGCAATGCTATCCACAAGGTTTTGCACTTCGCTGTCTTGTGGAAAGCCGGGCTGACTACGCATTGATTTAACTTGGCCTTGAATGTACTGCACCAAGTCCAAAGGGTTTTCCCCTACAAAAAGTGCTTTTCCATCAAGAAATATTTTGGATTCATCTTGGACGATGGCTTCAATAACGCTATCGGTTAGCTCAGGTAGTTCAGTATAGAAAGTACCCATTGCTTCATGTGCTGCAAATGAGCCAGTGCCTAGGGTGTTCCAGTGTTGGACATGAGCAGATGCTGCGCCTAGTACCAGCATGGATGCGAATTCGCTGACCACATCGACTTGAGCTTCATTGATAGTGAACTTCATAGCGTTCTCCTTTGCATCAATTCTACTAGATGTCAGCCATTCCAGACATAAGATGTTTGTGATGCTTATAAATCTCAGACTCAAGCTCTAAAATTTGAGTATGTTCCAAGCATTCGAGGATGTCTACTTTGCAATAGTTGATAGTAAGAATGTCAATGTCAAAGTCATCAGGGTCGCCATCAATTTCGTATTCGACAGTTACGATAGCCCTGCCATCGCCTATTAGGGTTTGATATTCTCTTGTCATATTTTCTCCAATGCCCAATTAAGCAGTTCTTGTTGTGTCACGCCATAGTACTTGACAAATCCCTTTGTGCCAAGTCCGTGAATACCTAAATTGCCTCTATGATGAGCGACGCAAAGTGGTATTAAAGTTAAATAATTTCCACGACCCCATCCACCTTCACGCAAATGATGAAGTTCGACAGGTCCGGGTTCGTGGTCGCCATGCAAGTGATGGCACAAAGCACAGCCCAACTGCGCCAGCTTGCGCTTATGAATAATTTCTGCGGTCTTCAATGGTCACTCCATTGTTTGCTGCCCAACACAAAAGCCATTCAACAAAGCTGATGCCCTGTTCTTTGGTAAACCTACGCGATTGCATGCCAAGCTGGACGATGCGCTCACCATCCAGACTAGGCGCAAGCTTACTGATATTGGTTTGCTTTTCCTCGCTGGCCCACTGGTCAATTAGGAATCGCTTCCATGACTCAGCATTCCAACGCGAACCTAAATGCTGTGCTTGCTTGGCAATCTGACCAATGATGGCATGGTAGAGTTTTTCCTGCTCACGGGACTTAGGCGCTTCTGTCTGCATTCAGCACTCCAATCGCTCTTAAAGCCGCTTCAGGGCCGTCAACACGGCACAGAGTACTACCAGACCAATTATTGAAAAAATCATCCTGTAGGGCTGTTAAACGCTTTCTAGGGCCTACTTTTATTTCCATAAGGAAAGTATGGTTGCGAAATCCAACCAATAAATCCACAGGTAGACCAATAATCCATACATAAGCGCCAGCAGCACGGAGCGCACTGACAACAGCTTCTTGATTTGCGTCCACACGGGCAGCCCTTCTCATACACCTAATTTTGCTAATGCAGCTTGGAGGCCAGCCAAGCCACCGACACGCTGTTCATTGATAAAGATTTGTGGCATTTGCCGGGCATCAGGAAATTCTTTGATGAGGTTTTCCCAACGGCTTCCAAGCTCCACATCAATCTCAAGATAGTCCAGTCCTTTAGATTTCAGCAATTGTTTGGCAGCAACGCAGTTAGGGCAGTTGCTTTTAGTGTACATGTTGATGTTCATTTGGACCTCGCTTTAATCATTTCATCAGCAAATGCCCACGCGCTTGTTTCAAGCCAACCACTAGCGCAGCCACCTTGTGCAAGGATTTCTTTTCTCAAACTAGAGTTTGACAACAAGCCTTGTAAAGCTTTGCCAGCGTAATAATCACGCAATGTCATACCATTGCTACCACCAACAATTATTCCTTTGTCATCAGTAATAATGCCTGTTGGAAATGCTGTTGGGATGTATTCACCAACCTTTGTTTGTTTATCAATCATTCCAATATTCCTTCGCGCATATCGCGCATGTATTGTCTTATCCTGTTTGGAGCGCCTGTCCCATACAAACGTTCCGTGCTCTCTATTGCTTGGTTAACCCAAATCTTGTCTTTATTTGATTGGAAGGTACGGAAAAGCATTCTTGCCATACCCATTTCCAGTATTCGTCTATCTGGTAGTTCACCAGTGTGTTTACGATATTTCTTCGGCAGCATTTAAAACCCACATCTTTTTATCTTTCCTGATTTTCTCATTTGTGGATAGGTGTGCCAAGACGCTGTGAACCTGTCGCCATGTCCAGCCAGTAATCTCAAGCATTTCTTGACGGGTAAGGCCACCATGCTCAAGCAGTTTCATCATTGCGTATGTTCTTGTCATTTCTTGCCTCCATCAATTCTGTTTTGTTTTAGGTTGACACCAGTAATTCGTTTTAGCCAGCAGGATTGGCAGTTCCATTTGTTACCCATATCAATGCCGCCTTCAGGTGGTTTGTCAGAATCACATTTGGTACAGTGCTTGAACTTGTTTGTTGATTCAACAGCGCCCATGTCAATTGGTGGCATCATGTGTTTTTGTTCCTAAGAATAATGTCTGCCAGTGAAGCTGCATTTAACGCAGTTGTACAGGATTGGTTGATGACCACATAGTCTTCTTCAGTTAAGCCATTCCACATCTTTTTGCGGATAGGGCAATCACGACCTTGAATGCAATCGTAGGTACAGCAATCCATGCCGCTAGATTTGTTAGCTCGCAAGATTTGCTTTCCAAGGTTGCTGTTTTGCTCAACCATGTTGAAAGCTTCTTCTTCCTCATTTGTCCAGTTTGTCATGTGTTCTTCTCCTTGAGTCTGGCTTCGATGGCTCTGGCGTAACTTGGCACAGAACCGTCAACCCCGTCACAAGCAGACCAAACTTCCTCATCCGTCAGCCCTACCCATGTGCGCTGTGCCAACTTGCAATCAGGATGATGGTCAGTCCAAACGCAATTTGAATCGCAGAACTTCTCCCAAGCCTCATCCTTCGCTTCTAGTGCGGCTTTAATGGCGGTGATGGCGGGTTGTCTTGCTTTTATCCATGATGGACCCGGATATTCCAGCGCCTCCAATGCAAGGCGTAATGCTTCGTCTTTAGTCAAAATGGGGCCTCTTCAAAGTTATCAGGGTTGAACTTAGGTTGTCGCTTGTCATTGTGCTTTGGATTTGGGAAAGGTGGAAAAGGCCAGTTCATGTAATTACCTTTTTAGCGTTAACGCAATCTCGACAAATAAATTTCATTGGTCCGCCAGTAAACATTTTGATGTGACCACCAACAGGTGATTTATCTTTTTGGCATTTCCAGCACATTTTTTTTCTGCCATTAAATTCTTGTTCAGAATTAATATGCGGTAAAGTTGCATGTAAGTTTTCAGCAAGAATGTTTTTAAATCTTTGGCCTCTCATGCTTTTGCCTTTCTCAGTTCTGCCATCTTTGCAAGTTCGGCAAGGGTCGGTGGCCTTGTTATGCGCTCATCAGCCTTAATCTTCTCCAAAGCTGCATCAGGCTCATTTGACGCAGGAACTGTGACCCTGCCAATGTCAGCAAAATTAGGTTTGACCGCTTTCTGATTCCGAACCCAGTTTCTCCATGTGGCTTGCCAATCAAGCTTAATGGCATCTTTCCCTGCCTTGGCACACCAGTAATCTTTGAACTGCTCAAATACCTGTTTAGCATCAAGGTCTGGCCTTTCCTTGTTTGCCCATGCTTTCCACTCATCTGGAAAAACCCAATCATTGGCGAGGCGTGAGCCGCGCTGTGGCTTCAATACTGTGTCTTGTGTATTGTGTCTTGTGTCTTGTGTAGCATTGCCTTCGGATTGCGTTGGCAATGCGTTCGCATCCTTCTTGCCCCATCTAGCTTTAGCAGAAGCACTTGCTTTCTCAGATTTCTCACCAATCTTGAGCATTTCCTCTATAGCGCGAGCATTTATCCATCCGTCCGCAGTGCGCTCGAAATACTCTTGCAATACGGATGCAATGCAATCGCTATGCGAACGCATACGAATCTGTCTTGCTATTTCATCAATATCAAGTGG